CGGTATTTTTAACTCCCGCTAAATCTGTTACATTACCCTCAATTTCATAAATTGTATGGTCGTAATCCGTAGGAATCATATCCTTTGGATCACGTATTGTCTTTCTCACTAATTGTGGAAGTTTGAAAGTGTGCCACTTCCAGTTCCACGAGCTTGTGTCAATTAGCAAGTAGCCTGTTTTAATTTTAGTTCTATGAAATTGTGTAGCCATAGGACTTCCAGGATATACAATATTTAATTGTGTGTTGGAATGGCTATGTAGATCTCCTGCGAATACGATTGGAAAAGGTGCAAACCTTCTCAAATCAACTTCAGGATTTACGTGTGGAGGTATCGCTCCCCTAACGTGAGTGAATAGCGGTTGCCTTATATTATATTGTTTACTGTGCCACTTTCTATGTAATTCACAGTAGGGGAGGATACCAAATTGATCCGTCATGTATTTTTCGTCAATTATCTCTACCAACGAGTTTAATTCCGTTGTAGCACTCTTTAACTGTGTGAAAAATGTTTTTCCCTTTCTTGTTGCTTCATGGTTTCCATCAAATATTAATGTTGGAATACCAACTCCACTTATAAACTCAAAATATAATTCCAATTCTTCCATTGAAGGCACTCTATCAAATAAATCGCCTCCAATAATATGTAAGTCTGCTTTGTTTTCTAATTCTTTTAACTGTTTTATAAACAGTTTAAACCTATTACGTGCCCATAAAACTGGAACATTTTTCTGTCCCAGCTTCAAGTGCCAGTCTGCTGTGAATAGGATGGTGTTTACCACGGCTGTTTTTTGCCTTTACCATTACCATCAAATTCCTTTGCAACTTCATCAGGAGTTTCACTTCCTAAAGATCGTAAACGATCTAGTAGTTCTTTTTGCGCTTCTGTGCTTGGTCGAGGAAGGACATCATCCATTGATTTGAGTTCAGCACATGCTGCCTGTTCTTCTTCATCTAAAGCTCTAGTTTTACATCTTAGAACTTGTAATTGATATTCCACATTAAACGCCATTGGACCAGTTTTAACTCTTTTAAAGTGTATGTCCCAACCAGTTTCTAGATCTGTAGGATCGCCCAAATCCTCTGCTGCTAGCATTATTTGTTCTAGCAATTTCTTTTTTAGATTTAGGACTTTTACCTGCTTATCAGCAGGATCTATGCATTGTATTGCATAAGACCAACCGCATTTCATTTCTGGGTAATATGTTCTTACCCAATCTTTTTCTTTATTATCGAAGGTTTCAGTATCGCGGTTGAACGACAAACATTCCATAGGGATATTTTTGTTATTCTCTCCTTTTATCCAATAAACATATCGGGGGAGGATATCACCTACCATACGTACAATGTTATCACCATCTCGGTATTGAAATTGTACTATGCTTGATTTTTTTGCTTTACCTTCTAACTTGGCAAATTGTATAGCCATTTATTTTCTCCTTTTTTAGGGGGACTTCTCAAATCTAAAGTGTATAACTCCGTCTTCAATTTTGAGTAGCCTGTTGTTTTTTATTATGATCTCAGGCACAGGATTGTGCAAAAGATCTAGTGTTGTTTTTCTGTTGTCGTAGTAGGAGTTCAAACTTCTATAGCTTGCTACAGCTATATATTCTGCCCATTCTCGATCAGAAAATTGTGGTCTTTTTTCGAAGATAGCTTCAGGAGTTATTAAGAAACTATTTCCAGACCAGTCTTTATTCCAATATTTATATAATGGATCGCGATAATTTTTTGGTGTAAGACTATAAGTAAGTGTATGTACTAATAACAATATATCAACTATATTGCCTTTCGTCACTTTTAATATCTTTTTCCAATCATATCTTACCATCTATTATACCAAAAAATTAACTCGGTGTCAAGTACTAAATTTTCAAAGGTGATTAATGACATATCCCTGTTTCATGTAGTATCCCAACCGATTATTCGCTTGTCTGCGGGCTGTTTTACCTTTCAAATTAATATCAATTACGATTGGTTTTTTCTTACTTTCTTCTTGTCTTATTATTCTCCCGATTAGTTGTGTTAACAAAGGGTCATTATTAACGGGAGTAGCTAAAAGTAAGCAGCTTAAGCAGTTTAAAGAAATACCTTCTGAGAAAATAGACTGTGTTCCATAAAGAATATCTTTATCCTTATATAGTCTATTCATCATTTTAGGTCTTTCTGTGTGAGGAATTTCTCCTGTAATTACTACAGCTCTTTCTCCACTCAATTCGGCACATTTTTTTAGAAGTTCAACTCTATCTGATACTACTAAAAGTTTATAACCTCTGCTAGCATAAGCACTAGCTATCATTGCAATTGAATGTCGGTATTCCTCATTGTAAGCTAGTTGATTAACCTTTCTAGCCCACGGTATGGCAGCTCCGTCTAAGAATCTAATATCTGTATGTATTACATCTATGGAAGGAGTCATATAGTTTTCTTTTGGGGGAGTTAGAACATTACTGCCAAAATAATCTCTAAAAACTACATGTTTCTTATCTTTTCTTTCTATTGTTCCAGATAATCCTATCTTATATCTTGCTCGACTTTTATCTATAACTCTTGAAAAAGTTGGACTACTAACATGATGCATCTCATCTAAAATTAATAATCCAAACTCATTTATTATATCAGGAATTCTTCGGTATAAAGATTGAACATTACCAATTACTATTGGACTATCAATATCGAATTTTCCACTACCTATAATTCCAGATTTAATCCCAAAAACTTTTTGTACCTCTCTTTCCCACTGTGCTCGTAGAGCTAAAGTGTGTACTACAACTAATGTTTTTTGTTTAAGTTTCTTTGCGATTGCTAATGCAGTAAATGTCTTTCCCCAACTTACCCAAGCGTTTATTATACAATTATCTTGTACTTCGTTATAAACTTCTTGTTGACTTTCTCGTAATTTAAACTTAAATTCTGGGAACTCCACAGGAACTTCTAATCGTTTATCTACTATCTCATAGTTTGTGGGAATAAGATCGTCCCTACCTACTGGCATAGTTATAAACCCTTGTCTAATAAACCCCATATTTTTAATAATCTGAGGAGGATCCATAGGTTTATATGATGGTATTTTATATGTTAATTGTTTATCAATTATAGACTCAAGATGATCATTTACGGTCATATATATTCTATTACTTAGAACAGCTTTCATGTTACTATCCAAGCAATCACTACATAAGTTAGCATATGAACTAATTGATCAAAGCCTGTTATTATTCTTCTAAACTTATCTGATAATCCTTTTCTTTTATGCAAATATTTAGTTTTTATCCAATCTTCATGATAGTGTATCCATCCATCAAAAAACATAGCATATATAACTATATCTAAGGGTAAAAACCATATTAAAGCTAAAAAACAAAATACCATATGTGTTCCTAAATGAGCAAGACTTCCTAAAGAACCATAAATATGTTTATCTGTAGGAGTTATAGCAGGATTAAAAACATAATCTGCAAGAAAATGTTTTATCATTAAAGCTGTTAATACTTCAATCATTTGTCTTTATAGGCTAAATAAAAGAATATTGTACACATTCCTACTAGCCCTCCTATGTAAATTAAGTTATTCATTTATTTTAAGATAAGCGGCATGTGCCCATTCAATATTAGGGGTTAGAATAGCATCGAGATGAAAAATTCGTAGCTTTAAAGCAATATCAATTCTTTGATTTCCATATATACATAGGTAAGGTTTATGTTCTTGCCAAAACCTTACGAAACTTTTATTAACTTTTCTAATTGCTAGATTATAGTTTTCAATAGTATTATTAATTATTATTATCGGTTTTATAAAACCATTTTCTTCTACATCCCGTCGTAGCTTATCATATCCATCTTGTTCAGATCGTTTTCCTACTATTTGAAAAACATTAATTAAAGGTAAACTAATTATAACTTTAAATTCCTTTTCAAGAAGTTCTGAGTCTGCGGTTAACATATTTACTTTCATATTTTTCTCTTTGTTTCTTTTTTCCACTCAGTCGCATATTCCCAAAAAAACCAAGGAAGAGTTCCTTTATAAATTATTCCTGCCCATGTATATTCTTCAGCAGGAGGTCTTTCTATTTCTATTGGAAAATTAATATCCTTAAGCCATAGTAATGATACTACATCTTTCATATCAACTCTTCTTATTTTATGATATCTTAAAGGAAAAAACTCTTGTTTTTTATAGGAAAAAAGAGTCCCTTTTGAATCAATATACATATAACCTCTATGTTTTATTAGTCCTACTTTTGATTTTATCATATATCTTAGTGGATATAAATTAGGAAGGTCGGTTTGTAGTCTTCTTTTTCCTATCGTTTTTCCACTCATATTTTTATCATCAACTACTCTACCCTCTGCAAATACTACATTATCTACAGTTTCTATATCTTCAGTACCAATAACATAAATAGGAAATTTTATCCCATCTAATGTCATGCAATCCCTCTTTTACTTTGTTCTTTCCCAAAGTAGTGTGATGTATCTCTATGTGGTGGTGAATGTTTATGCCCACACCACGGACATGAAAATGTTTTTTTATCTACATTCATATTCTCACATGCAATACTCCACCACATATCGCATGCCATACAAACAAAATGATATATTAATTCTTTACTATAATTCATGATAATAGTTCAAGCCATTCTTTAACTATTATAAATGTAATAAAAATAAATAATACTGCCCATACTGGATCAATGTCTAATTTCATATAAGTTCCCTAATAATTCCTAATAATAATACTGTGGCAGCTATTGTATTTAATATAATTAGTGATCTGTCCTGCCAACGAATTGCAACAAATAACCAACCTACGCATCCTGCAAAAGATAATAAAACATCTATTTCATGATACATTCCTAATGATCGTAATATTATAGCACAAATAATTACAATACTACTAATCCATTTAACCCACCAAGTAATATCATACTTAGGAGTAACAGATTTAATTACTTTACTCGTTCTGTCATGTAACTCATCATAGAGTTCTTGTTTAGAGTAATTGTGAATATTTCTTTTCGAATTTGCCATTTGAATAATCTTCTGATATATCGAACTCACAACCAATAGGAACACCTGAAATATAAACTCCTCTGTCCATTTGCATAAATTCTTTAAGTTTTTTACAATAATGATCTACTTCATGTTCTGGAACTTCTGCTAGTACTGAGTCATGTACTAAGGCAAAAATTCTACTCTTAAGATCGTGTCTTTTAATATAGTTTTGCATATCTATAGCTCCAGATAAATTAATATCACTTGCTACAGATTGTACTAAAAAATTAATGCCAGAACGTACCTCATGACTAGCTATACCTTTATCTGACGATTTTACATTTTCTAACCTTCTCTTTCTTCCAAAAGTTGAATAGATAAATGCATTTGCTTCTATAAATTCTCTACAAAGTTCTAACCACTCTTTTAGAGCTTTAAATTGATAGAAATAATCATTAATAACTTCTTGTGCTTCTTGTATTGAAAAATATGAACCACTATCTTTTGTTACTTGTTCAGATATTTTATGTGCTCCTGCACCATACATTATTCCAAAAGTAACAGCTTTAGCCGCTTGTCTCTCTACAGGATAATGTTTTGTTACATCATTAATTTTACAGGGTAGTTTAAATACTAATTTAGCAATAGAACTATGAAAGTTTCCTCCTGTTCTAAATATCTGTTGTAAGTTTTTATCATCTGAAAGGGCTGCGGCAACATATACTTCTGCTGTTGTTAAGTCCATTGCAACTATTTTATTATCATTTTTTGCCTTTATACATCCTTTAATAATCGGATTAT